AGGATCTGCAGCAGTTGCTGCGCGGTGATGGGCATGGCTTTCTCCAGACAATAAAAAACCGCCCGGAGGCGGTTTTCTTATATTGATGATTTTAGTCGCTGGCGTGGATATAGAACGAGAGCAGCCGCGTATCTTCGCTGCCGGACCACGACGGACTAAAGGCCCGATTGGAATAAATAGAGACTTTATCGCCCCTTTCAAGATTCCCTAGTCTCAACTCGCCCTGCCTGCTCTCGGCTGAAAGGATTATCCGGTCAAGTTCGCCATTTGTCCCATACGCGACAATTTCTTGCTCGACACACACCTCGCCTTCAAAAAGAGTGCTGAAACATTCCAGTGTCATGCCGCTGATTTGTTTCTCGGCGACCATCTCGGCGGCAGGGGCGCACCAACGATAACCATTGGAGTTTTCATAGACGCCACGGCCAAATCGGATTGCCGTATCCCTTAACCGATGAAGAAACATCCCATCAAGACGGCCTTGTTGTTTTGCGCAGATTGCGAGGTTCATGTGCTCGGCGGAATCCAGGAGCAAATCACCCATGATCGGCGCCATGGGGTCGCTCGGGGAAAACCAGCCGTTCACAGTGCCAATGAACTCAATCTCCGATAGCCCGGCGATATGCAGCGCATTTACGAGGTGAGCCCTCGGGTATGGGCGTTCCAGGGTGTCGAACTCTCGCATGACTGCCATGTACTCAGGCTTTATTTCTCCGCGCCGATTCTCAAACTCGATCAGCACGATAATGCCATCTGGCTTTAGTGCTGCAGATAAATGTTCGAGCGCAGTAATCGGGTCAACAAAATGGTGGAGGCAGGACTCTAGCCAGATGTAATCGAACGTGCCGACCAAATGATCTGGCAACGGAGATGCTTCGATATCATGAACAGAAAATCTTGACCCCGCCTCTGACTCGGACACTGCTAGGGAAACATCCCTGGAAAGTCGGCCAGCTGCTAAATTTATGAAATCTTCAGAAATGTCGATCCCATATGTCCAATACCCCATTTTGCTGAGTAGGTGGGATACCCAGCCTCCCCCGCAAGCAACATCAAGAATTCTTGATCCTTGTGGCGGTTTCAAGAACTGTAGAGCGTTCGCGAAGTTGTTGATGTAATGGACGGACTCTGTGATTGCAGGGCCTGGTTCGCTTGCGCCAACAGAGTTGAAGGGTTTGTTCATCGTAAACTCTTCAATGCCTTGACGGCCAAGCTTCTCAATAAAGGCAGCTACGTATTTCTCCGCGCCTGCCTTCCAGTCCACACCCTTTGGGATGTCTTCGTTGATAGCCCGCAACAAACTCTCTCTACTTAACATCCAGTGTCACCGAGCCGTGAATTTTCGGGCGCAGACTATAGCATGAAAATATACCAGCTTGATGGCGGGTACGCCTTTGGCCATAAGCCCTATTCAAGGATGGCGGCAACATCAGGATTGGCCAGCAAGAATGCTTTCAACTTGTCCAATGGATTTGTGACGATCACTGGCGGCGGGTTGATGAATGCCAAGTAGCGAGGATCATCCGCTTCGATCTCGCCTTGATTCGGAAATGTATCTTGGTCTTGCTCACCGCCAAACAGAGCAATTATTAAAGTTTCGGTCTCATCGGAAAACTGAACAAACATGCTGTTCACCTTTTATATGGAGTAGTGAGAGACAGCTAAAGATGTCGAACTAGAGCCGGCTGTGGTTGAAGTACTGTAATAGATAGTCTGTGGCGTAACCAACGGGATACTCTTCAGCGGATATCCAGCTCCCAAACTAGTGGAACCGGACCCCAGCGAAGCATTTACGAGCCCGATACCCGTGGATGTTGTTATAGCGCTGCCGGCGATCGTAGTAACCCATGTACCGGCGCCGCCTGTTGATATTGTTATTGTGCCGCTGACTGCTTTTGCATTCAGCGGGGCAGCGGCAGCAATACTTAGCGCTGTTAAGTTGGCGACAACTGCGGTAGTTGAAAGAACTGAAATCGAATGAAAAAATACATCCCTATCGCTCACCAGAACCGGGACCAACTGACTGCTGGCGTTTGTGGCGACAACAGTCAACAGGGCAGACGCCGTATACCCAGAGGGCATGTTCGCGCCGCCATATATATTTGGCGCCGCCACAGATGTTGCATTAACTGCCAGTAGCGCAGACGTTGCAGTGCTAGGGTTGTAAATCGCGTAAATACCAACATACCCAGAGCCAGGAGTAGAGCCAGTATCCAGGCCGCCGACACCGTTAATGGTCAGGTTAATGGTTTTGCTAAACGCCGCCAGCTTATACCCTAGACCGCCAGCAACCACCTCGACACATACCTCGTCCGCTGTAATCGTTGCGGTCGAGGAGGCTGCGCTAACGTACATCCGGACATTGCGAGCCAGTCCGGCGACCGGCACCGGAAGCGCGCCGCCTGAACTGGAGATCAGCACCCAGGAGCCGCCGCCAATGCTAGAGTTGTACTGCAGGCACACATCGCCATTGGCAACGATCTCACCGCCCGCCAGCGCAGTATGCCCGACGCCAACAATGGGCTTGGGCGTCAACCCGTTAGGGCTGAAGGTGGTGGCCCCAGTGTTAAACGATGCGGCCTTGACAAGCAGAACGGTGCTATCGCTGAGCGCGGTAACCGCAGGGGAATAGGTCGCCGTGATCGCATTGGCCGAGCCGCCAGCTACTGCATAGTTGAATGCATTGCCCTGCATCCCGTCGCGCACTTGCGCGATGTATGATGCATAGGTGCGCAGGTAGTCGTCGATGAGCGACGGCGATTCCGAGCCGGCCGGGCTATTGCTCCCGGCAGTGGTCGAAAGGTCATTGATCGAAGCAGGGATAGGCATGTTTGTTAATCCCAATAAAGAGCCTGCTCAGGGCGGGCTTGGAGGTCTTGGTGGATTTCGCGTTTACGGACTTCATGATTTTGAAGGGCGTGGCCATCATGATTGGCGCGCTGATTTATGGCTTCTACATCGGGTTCACTGCGCCATAAGCGCAGGCAAGGCCTTAGAGGTTGAGAGAAGCCCCTGTTCGGCGGCCTTCATAAGCAGAGGGTGCTGTGGCTTCTTGGCCAGCATGACCCTTGCCGCCTCTTTGGGGTCAAGCATGACCATGGCAAGCCGCTCGGCTATTTCCTTGTTGGCCTTCCCATACACTATGTCTCCTGCCTTCCCAAGAAGACCGCCGGCAACTTGACCGACCGGGCTACCGCGCAGCATATTCGGAACACCGAACTGGTTGAGCATGTTGCCATATGCAAGATTCTGGACTGTGTTAGTGCCAACGGGGCGGCCTGCGTTCGCGCCAAACTCTGCTCGCGCCAGATCATCTTTTATGTTGATTAGCAGACCAAGCTGCTCGGGCGTCAAGGTATTCTCTAATGTGGAGCCATTGAACCCCGTAGCCATTTGAGCGGTCTTGTCCGTCAGCTTGCTAGCATATTGATTGGCCCTAATTTTCCCTGTAAGAGGGCTCACCGACTTCATAAGCTCGTCAGCGATCGACATCTGATTAAGCGGCTTTGAAGCCTCCTGATATGCATTCCTAGCCACACCATAAATCGGTGAAACTTTGTCCATTTCATTGGTCAGGATTTCTTTCATCCCGACCACTGCGCTTTTCGCATTGCGCCCAAGCGCAGTGGTCGGAGTGCCCTTTAGAGAGTCGTCCATGGCCAACTTCAAATAGTGCAGACCATCGATCGACGTCAGTGGATTATCGATCAAAAAGCCATGGTTGGCGGCGAGATTCTTTGCATCCTGGATGTAGCCTTGCATTGCAGGTCGCTTGGCCAAATCAATTAGTGTTTGCGATGGCCGGATCGCTAGCGCTTCTGATTGCGCTTGTGTCCTCTTTGGCACATTACCCAAAAATTCAAACCCGACATTTTTTGCATCTGAGGCGAGCTGTTGTTGAATGGCCATCTCGCGCTTCATCAGATCGCTTTGCCGGGCAGTCTTGTAGGCCACAGATGCAGCATCATCCCGAGCAGCTTCCGCCGCCGCTCGACCGCCTGAAGTGCCAGCGAGATCGCTCAGGACATCGACGCGCGCCTGATTATTGGCCGCCAAGCGCGCCTCAAGCGAGTTGGCCGCCTCCGGCGACACGTTTACACTTGCGCGCTGGAGGGCTGACAAACTCGGCACGCCAGCTGCTTCAGCAACGGTTGGCGTAGAGCCAGGAATCAGATCCTTCGCAGAAAGCATGTTCCGCACTGCCTCATCGGCCCGTCCGCCCGCAAACTGGTTCAGCGCCCTGCCAATGATCCTTTCTCTGCCAGCATCATAGAGTGGCTCCACAACGCTTTTGGCACCGTTGCCAGCCATCACTCCAAGGCTGCCCAACACTTTCGTCCCGACGGGAAACGCGGCGCCATAAGCGGCGCCTGCTCCAGCCGATTCGGGGTCGATAAGTCCGGCTGATGCACCACCGGTAATCGCCCCGCCAGCACCGCGTGTAGCAAGCCCAGACAGCCCCCTCATGCCACCAACTTTGAATCCACCCGAGCCAATCGACTCAATCAGTGGCTCAATCTTGGCTGCGCCAGGCAACACCCGCGCGCCATTCGCCAGCAATCCGCCCATGCCAGCCGTGCCGGCGATTTCTGTGCCCAATTTGCCCGCTTGATATGGCAGCGACTTTTGATCTGCCCCAAGCGTATACATCATTTCGTCGACAGCGGCTCGACGCTGGCGGTTCCTTTCCAGGGACAAACCTTTGCCTGCCAAGGCGTCACTTGCGATGTCATAAGGCGCCATCATCGTCGCGCCAATCGATGCTGCGCCTCTGCCAGCGCCAGCCAGTACGTTCCCGGCATCCTGCATCAGTGCTTGGCCAGCGTTCGGCGGCAGAATAGGCAGATTGCCGAAGCGTCCGGCCTGATGCGTACTTGAAGGCGCGGCAGCCTGAACTGGAACATTGGCAGGCATGGCCTGAGCAGGGGCAGGTTCGTCCCACGTTACGCCGGCAGGGTCGATCTTTTCGTCGTCCCAGGTGATACCAGACGGATCAATTGCCATGTTCAATCCTCCCGTCCGAATACATGATCACTTTTTTGCCATTGGCGTCCTTACCGGTACGCACAATGGTGGCTGCACTCGGCGAGGCTGGTTTGGCAGTTTGTTGAGGCGCTGCTGCTTGCGGTACAGGCTGACCAGTGTTCCTGGAAATAATTTCCTCGAGCGCATCCATTGCGGCGGAGCGCTCTGCCACCGGGATAGTCGGATCACCAACCTTGCCTACCATCAGCTTGTAGTTCTCGACGTCTTTGTCAGACTGCGGGCCTTCCATGCGCGGCATCATCATCAGCATGTTCCCGCCGATGGCGGCTAGCTTCGCTGCGGCTTGGGAGTTGGGCGTACTCTGGCCGAAGTATCGGGCCATAGAGTCGCGCTGAGCACCCATGCCGCTAGCAGTAGCATCCGGCAGCACTTGGCGCGCCTGCTGGATCAGCTCCCCAAGTTTGCCCATGTTCTTCTGGTTTTTAACGGCAGCCTCCGCGAGCGCGCCGCCCTGAACCTGTCCGCCAGCTTGCGTTATGGCTGGCTTGATTGCCCCCGTACCTTTGTCGATCAACATGAAGTTTCCAGCACCATCCTGCACAACTTGGGTACGCAGCCCCTCTTTATTGATGGCGTTGGTCTCTGACATGATGTTGTTCTGTTGCTGCTTAGCGCCGACATTCGCCCAGCCACGCGCATTGGCAGCCTGTTCAGCCGGCGACATGGTCACATTGAAGCTCTGTCCGGCTGTCGGCACTGCAAACTGCTTGGTAGCGCCGGTATCGACCAGCTGAGGCGCAACGTAGGAGTTGATGGCCTGCCCTACGGGTTGGCCGTACTCGTCGTATTGCATGGTCTGCTTGTTGCCGTCGGCGCCGGGCACTTCGAGCGTACGCGCCACCTTGCTTTTTCCTGCATTGGGCAATTGGGCGTATTTGGCGATGTTTTCCGGGTCAACGCCGAGCGCCGCAGCCGACTTCCAGTCAAATGTGGTATTCCCGTCAGCGTCTTGACCGTACAAAGTCGGGATCATCTGCGCCTGCTTTTGGAGCATGTCGGCCTTCTGCCGCTTCAGCGCGTTGGCTCCTGCAGCCGAATAGCCAGCGATACCGGACAGCCCAGCCGCGCCCAGCGTGTTAACCGGGCCTCCACGCCCAGCGGTGGCCAGTCCGCCGAATGCCGCCGACAACAGACCCATTCCCATCGGGGTTTGAGCAAAATCTAACAACCCACCAAGACCTTCAGCCATTTCAGACTCTCCCGCGGCGCTGCGCAGCGTACTGCTGACGCTGAGCGATCAATGGATTGGGTTGGCCTTGGGCGATCTGCGCAAGGGTCTGCGGACCGTTGTTGGCCTGCTGCATGGATTGGGCGCCACCCATGGGCTGCTGTTGTTGGCCTTGAGAAAGCAGGCCATAGGCCCTTTGCCCGTAGCTGGCCGCGTCCATGTAAGGCTTGGCCGCCGTATTGAAATTGGACAGGCTGCTACCCATCGAGCTGAGCAGGCCGGGGGACGAACTGCCCCCAGCGTAGGCTGCATTGCCCATGGTGCCGGACACTGCCGGCTGGCCCAGGCCGAACCCCGCGCCGGTCGAAGCGCCTGATGCGCCAGCTGTCCCCGCACCGCTCGCCGCACCAGCGCCGCTACCCAAAAGTCCGCCAGCCGCGTTGGCACCAGCACCGCCCGCATAAATCGAGGCGATGGTTTTGGCAATGGTATGCATGGTCTGACCGGGGCCGGTGTTGATTCCGGCGTCCTGCGCCTCGCCGTAACGCTGCGGAGCCGCGCCGCCCCACTGATCCACCAGAGGCTTGTCGTTGGTGCCGAGCACGCCGTTCCACATCTTGGTGGAGAACGGATCAGCCGAGCCGTAGAGCAGGCGCGCTGGGTTATCCTTGACCTGATTGCCCATCGCCCCCAGGTTGAACAGCTCGAAGCTGCCCACATCGCCGAGAAAGCTCATTTACCACCCCCGCCCGAAGACTTGGTCGTCGCGGTGTTGCCCAGACCGGAGCCGAACACGCCCGACATGGCGGCCAGCTTCTTGTACGGGTCGTTCTGCTGGTCGGTCCAGTTTTGGTAGGCCGCATCCAGTTGCTGCTGGTAGTTGTCTTGGTACATGTTGGCCTGCTGGCCGAAATTGTTAGCCACATTCATGGCCTCGTTTTCGTAACCAGGAGCCAAGCCCAGCATCTGGCTGCGCAGTTGGTCGTTGCGGCTCGCATAGTCCTGACCAAGCCCGGCGTTGAACTGGCTGTTCTGCATGTTGCGATTGATCTGGTTCTCGGCTAGGCCCTGCTGCGCGGTGTAGTCCTGCATGCGCATGCCGGAAGCGGTGTTGCCGAGGTTCTTGGTCAGGTCGTTGAGCGAGTTCTGGGTCGCCGCCTGATTGCCGGTATTGCCGAACGAGCCGGAGCTGACCATTTGCGTACTGAGGCCCGGGGCGATGGCATCGTTGTAATTGCGGGTGATGTCGCCCATTGCCGCATCGATGTTCTGCTGCAAGTAGGGGTTGGCTCCAGCGTATTGGTTCGTGCCCCCATTGCTTGCATACCCATACGGGTTGTCAGTGGCCGCCTTGCCGGAATTGAGCGAGTTCGTCACGGTGTTCCGCGCGGCGTTCATCGACGGATCGCCGTAGTTGAAGATCTGCCCGAGGCGCGCGGTGGTTGAGTTCTGGAAGTCGTTCATGCCGGCGACTTGCTGGCCGCCATAGCCCTGGTATGGGGTATTCGACAGATCCATGGCCTTGTTGCTGTAGGCGGCTGCCAGCGGCTTCAGCTCGGTCGGGATGGATTGCGTCGTTGAACTGGTCTGGCCGCCACCCTTGTGGGGGCGAATCTTGTCGCCAGGGAACGCCGGCAGCGCGCCAATCGCAGGACCGCCGAACTCAGCGCTGAGCTGTTCGTGCAAGGCATCTATTTTCACAGTTCAACCTCCAAGACTTGGTAGACCGGCGCAAAGCCGCAGCGCATCCGGTAAAGACGGGCCTGGGCCGGCGCAGCTGCACATCTCAGGCGCGAGCACCCGAGCGACTTGGCCATGCTTTCCAGTTCGCCAAAGAATTCTTCAAAGTGCCCGTGCGGGGCGTACATCTCGTAGCTGTAGAGGACGCGAAAGTTCGGCAACTGCTCGACACCGACGACGCCCCAGCCCGCAATCTCATCGTCTCGATCCAGCCGGACTAGCGTGCGTTCGCCGCGGCTCAGCATCATTTTCAGCTGGTCGCCAGTGATCTCGCCGCCCGAGGTGGAGCAGGCCAAGCCCAGGTTGTGCGCGCCCTGCTTCCAGGCCACGTCGATATGCGATGTCGGGACAACGATGAGTGTGTTCATCAATTACCTGTCAGGCAGCGTTTCTGCACCCATGTGCCGGGCGTGCCGGACACGACGCACTTCCAGCCATCAATGAAGTATTTGGAGCCAGCCGTGCCAAGCTCAGACGGCGCCGAGTTCTTGACCTCATCACCCTGCAAATAGGTGCCGGCGGTAGGCGCGGCAGTGAGCGCACCGTAGAACCCGGCAATGCGTCCTTCGGAGAGCAGGTTGATCTGCGTGGCATGCTCGCGCAGCTCTCGTTGCAGGAGCGGGTCGTCAGTGCCTACGCGTGGAGTGGTGTTCGCTTTCATGATCAGCGCCCCCCGGCCGGTGCAGAACCTGCATCCATGGCGGTAATGCGCACAGGCCCAACAAAGGTGAAGGTCGCCTTGTGCCAGCGCGCCGACTGGCGCAGGTCAAATTTTCCGTCGAGCACGGCGCCAGTGGCTCCAGCGGTAAAGCCGGTCCCGGAGTTCATCTGGATGAAGGTCTGTGCTGAAGCGGAAGTCGGCGCCAGGGCGTAACGCAATTTGATCGGGCCAAGACAGGTCACGGCGTAGTCATCCCCGACTTCACCGGTTGTCATCGAACTGGTCAGCGACGTGCCAGTCATCGACTGCAACTGGTGGGAGGTATTGAAGATCGACATCGACTTACCACCAGCCAGCCAGAACTGCGAGTCAAACGAGTAGGACGACAGGCCATCAATGGTGGCGGAAATAGCCGACAGTCCGTCGATGGTTACACCACTGGTGACGTAGTTGAGCGCCGCTTCAATGCTGCGATTGGCCACGCCCCACTTCTTGGCAACGATGTGGTAAACCAGCGCCGAATCAGGCGTGGTAGAGCCAAGGGATGGGTAGAACACCCAGACCAGATTCTTCTGTCGATCAAACACGCAGATAGTCCGGTAGCGGTACGCGGGGTTCGAGTTGTCGTAGAAGTATTGGCGCACATACCCGTCAGCCACCGAAACAGGCCGGGTGCCGTCGAAGATCCACATGTTGTCATCGCCGACGAAGAAATGAGTGCCGCCGAGGTCGCAGATCGCCTCTTTGCCGACACACCCTGCTTCACCGCCAGGCACCTGAATCCAGTTCCACACGGTGGGAGCGCCGACGTACTGGCCGAGGTAGATCGATTTGGCCTTGTAGGCGATGGCGTACTCGCCAAGGCGCATCCCGGCAGTGAGCCGGCCGGCAGTGGCAACCAGTCGCCCCGCTGTGGCCTGAGTCGCGATGTTGGGCGTCCACGACGTATCATCGAAGGCCGCGCTGCACTGCCAGCCGTCTGGCTTTTCCGAGCCGTCATTGACGTTCAACGCCATGACGAACGCGCCGACCGTGAACAGGATTTCAGCCTTGGGCGCAGTGGCGACATCGGCAAACGCCGCACCAGTGGAGCGCTGAATGACGTCTGCCCGATTCGCGCACAACGTGGCATCGCCGAACTGGGTGATAGACCAGCGCGTGTCGACGCCGCCTGTGTACGCCGCCGCTCTGCCAATATCAGTCCATGCGCCGGACAGCAGCTCATAGAGCTTGGTGGTGGTGCCGGCAATGATACGGCGCGTGTCGTCCAGCTTCGATACAACGGCCGCACCGATGCAGGCCGCCGCGAGTACGGGTGTCGAAGCGGGCGTTGTAGGCTCTGGCGCACCCTCCATTCCGTTCTTGTACGGAATCAGGTTGACGCAGTTGGTCAGCAGGCCGGGAGTCGTAACGTCGGCATCAGGCGCAAAACCCAGCAGCGGGATCATCGGGCGCGCACCTTCATGGTGGTGCCGCTGTACCAGTCGACGTTGTTGATGCCGTCGACGGCCTGCATGTAGAGCGCCTGCCACATCGACAAGCGCGGGTCATTCATGATGAATGGCATAGCCTCCAGCAAGGAGGCATATAAATAGGCATTCGGCCACGCGGTCAGCAGCCAGTTGGTGGTGTTCGATACCGACAGGGCCGGGATGCGCTGCCGATAAGTCAGTTCCAGCGAGTACACGGCGTCAGGCACAGGGGCCAGTTCCGCATTCGCGCCAATCACCGTGAAGACGATCGGCTGGCCTGACGAGTTGGCCGAGAAGTCAATGCTCTGCTCATCAGGGGTACGATAGGACAGCGGCTGGTTGTAGCTGCCCGCCACCTGGAAACGGCGCATCTCCAGCATGTCGGTCGGCAAGGTGACCGTGTTGACGCCGACCACCGTGGCTAGTGTCGTCTTGGTGTCCATCAGCCGGCCTTTCACGTCCGAGCTCAACCGGGCTTCAGCCAGGGTAATGAAGTCGGTGATATTGGCCGTCAGGTCGCTACGGTTGAGCCAGGACGCCACGGCCGTCTGTAATTCGGCGTAGGTGGTGATGCTCATACCTTGCCCTTCCAGATGCGAAACGCGGACAGGTCGGGGTCATTGAGCATCCGGCGCATGTGCTCCTTGTTGGCCATGCACTCGTGAAAGGTGATGTCGTGCTTGTTGCAATAGTCCTCGATGATCACGAACGGGATTTTGGCCGCGTGCTTCATTTCCGACCCGCCATGCATCCCGGCATTGTGCAGGGACTTGGTGTAGTCGGCGATGGGCGTGCAGTCCTGCGTGCGCTCGACTGTCATTTTCCCATCGTGGAAATGAAATTTCGTTTCGAGGTCGAGCATCATGCGTTCTCCATCGGAGAGACCTGCACAACGCCGGCCGCTGCGACCTGAAGCGCGGCGATCTTGGTGCAGCCGCACGTAGCCAGCACAACCGCGTCACCTGGCTGAACCAGCAGATCGGTAGTGAGCGCGACAGGCGTGCCCGTGGTCGGAGCGATCCGCACGGTGGCCGCAGCCGTGGCTGAGATGCGGATGTACTTCGGCGTGTTGCCGCTCGAATCGAGCGGAATGGTGGCGTTGGCGGACGCGCCCGACGTGGCGATAACGATGCCGGTCGCCGTCACCGTGATGGCGTTTTCGAAGGTATTGCTCATGAGCGAGCTCCAAAGAAAAACGCCCCGAAGGGCGTCTAGTCAGGCGGCGTTGGTTTAGGCCGGGTTCAGATGAATGCTGAGAGCACCAACGGCGGATGTCGCGGTGCCGGTCAGGTCGAAGCAGATCGAATCGCCAGCAGCGAGCAACAGGTCGCTTGCCGTGGTCGAGAGCGTCAATGCCTGCTGGGTATTCACGGTGCCGACCAGGTTGAAACTACCGGTATGCAGCGCTGTGCCAGAGGTGATGGCTGTTCCGCTCGCCACCTTGCGAATGGTCGCGGTGCAAGCACCACCAGTACCCGCCACATCAACCCGGCCACGAATGGCCTTGACGACGTAAGGCCGGTCAGCGGTGAACATGGTGCAATCAACGATTGAAGCGGTGTAGTTCAGCGTGACAGGGAGGAAGCCACCCTCGCCACCCGCCGTACCCTCGATGCCGAACGAGCCGTCGGCATTCTGTCTGAGCATGGGCATGTCAAATTCTCCACAAAGAAAAGGGGAGCCGAAGCTCCCCTTGGGTGATTGCCTTATGTTCAGGCTACGTCGTAGATCGCACCGTTCGCCTTGGGCGCACGGCACTCGACGGTCCACTCGACCTTCAGCATGCGCTTCTCTGAGTCGCCGGTTTTGGCGAGCTCGTCGGTGCTGAATGGGCGCAAGTAGCTGATCGCCCACTTGTCTGCCTGGAGCACGAACACGTCGTTCGCGTCCTGGAAGCGAGAAGGGATCGCCTTCAGTTCGCCGAAGTCCGACACGTACACGTCGACCGAGGCGAACAGCTTGGCGTCTTCGCTCTTGTCGAAGCGGGTAGCGTTACCGGTGAAGGTGGAGAAGGTTTGCTTGGCACCAGGTGGCAGCAGGATCGAGTCAGGATCACCGCCAGCC